GTGAAAGATGGAATACAATCAATAAGATTTTAGAACTATGAGTGATAAATTAGATAACAGCGCAATTAGTAAACACCTAGGTAAATCTAGTCAGTATAAATCACAATATGATGCCTCTTTACTTGTGAGAGAGCCTCGATCTAACAATAGAGAACATCTAAATATCGAAGAAGATGGGCTCCCATTTGTTGGATGTGATGTATGGAACGGATATGAGGTTTCTGCATTACTAGATTCAGGTCTCCCTACAGCTCTCGTTGCTAAGGTAATATACCCTTGTGACAGTAAATACATTGTAGAATCAAAGTCTATGAAGCTTTACTGGAATAGTTTCAATATGGAAAAATTAGGTAGTGATGCCTGTGAAGTATTTAAGAAAGTAAAGGACTTAGCTGAAGAAGACCTAAGTGCATTGCTAGAGACAGATGTTGAGGTACAATTGTTTGATCCTATCAATCTAGAGAAAGGTGGGGGTGTATTTCTTAAAGATCAAATCATGTATGAATGTCTAGAAAATAAATTCACCTCGCTAGACATTACTGAATATTCTGAAAACCCAGATATCCTTCAAACTATAAACTATGAAGACAATAGAGAGCTTAAAGTATTCTCTAAACTACTCAAAAGTAACTGCAGAGTAACTTCTCAACCTGATTGGGGTGATGTGTATATTAAGATGAAAGGCAATTTCATACCTACTTATGATAGCCTGCTTAAGTATATCGTATCTTTCAGAGATGAATGTCATTTTCATGAAGAGATTTGTGAGACTATTTATAAGCGCATTTGGGATCTTTATAAACCGACTCAATTATCTGTTACTTGCTTGTATGTAAGACGCGGTGGGTGGGATATTAATCCACAACGTTGCTCTCATGAGCATTTAATTGAAGATAATATGTGGAACTCTGAAATACCTTGGAGAAAAACTGGTAGACAATAGTATAAAAGTAGTGTTCATATAAAAGGAAAGGCTCGCTTTCGCGAGCCTTTTTTGTTTATTGAATTTCAGACTAACTAAAATTATGCATTACGCATAAGGTAGAACACCATCAGCGTTTGCGACTCCCATGCCTTGTACAAAGACAACATGGTAGTATAGTGATGCACCAAAGATGTGATCAACAACACCATAACGAGTAAGCAAACCAACCTTAGGATAGAATCCATCAGGATCGATAGTACGCTGAACCATAACAGGAATGTAAGGACAGTAAATAATACCAGAATCGTAATATTCTGGGCCCTTATATCCAAGTAATGCATATTCAACCTTATTAGCTTCAGTTTCACCTAAGTTATACTGAGACTCAGTGCGAGTATCGCGATAGACGTTAAAACGACCACCGACATTACCAACCTTAGCAACTCCCACTGGGGATGTATTAACATTACCCTCAACTGTCATCCAGCTGAATTCAGGCAACATTTCAAGGATCGCGCAAACACGTGGAGTAGCAACGATAAAGTTAGCAGCACCACGACGGTTACGAACAGCCATTCTGTTAGCTTCGATGATTAACTTCTGATAGAAAGAGCGGTTACGCTCAGCCATCCAGCGACCATCAGCAGATCCAACGTTGAATACGGAATAACCAGTACGATGTCCAGCTGTAAGAGCTGTTTGAACCATACGGATGATCATTTCACGGTCAATCTCAGCTTGGATTTCGTAAGACATTGCATTGGTCAACTCAGAGTCAACATCAATACCGTTCATGTTCTTAAGATCCTGCTCTAATTCAACTGACCAGCGTGCACCTAATCTACGAGTACCAGCTTCAACAGCTGTCTTTTCGAAGCTAAGTTCAACTGTGGACATATCGCTTGCCCTATCTAACTCGAAAGAAGATAATGCTGCTGCTATACCACGATCTTCAGGATCAAATCCTGCTCCGTTCTTCAACCACTGAGTAGCAGATAATGGGTTACCATAATCATCGTTACCGGTTGTCTGGCCACCACCAGACATCGCAGCTGCTGCTGTTGTGTTACCAGTCTGACGAGTATCAAGCTTGTTGAAACCTAGTTCAACATTATTCTGAGATGCTGATCCATCAGTTCCGTCACTGATCTTAGCGATACTATACTTGTAGCGTAGAGCAAAGGCTAAGCCAACAGGTCCAGACATTGGCTGAACACCTACGATTTCGTTAGTAATCAACTCAGGAAACGTACGGCGGATCATTGGAATAAGGATCTTAGGTAAACGAGCATCACCTGCTGCGTAGTTATCACCAGATCCATATGCGTTACTTTTACCACCTTGGCCGATATCCTGTAATGTACCGCTACCAGCGAGGCCACTGAATGCTCCACCTTGTGAAGCTGAGTTGTCTTCCTTCAAACACCATTGCTCTTGGTTTTCCAAAAGCATGGCTGTGTTAAGACGGGTATGGCTATCTTTAATAGCACCAACCTTGTTAGAGGTATAGTCCAAAACTGGACTCCACTTCTCCAACAACTGTTGTGCCCTGCCACCGTCAATATAATTAGTATTTGGTCTTGTTTGTGTTTCGTTCATAATTTTATATATTTGGTTAAAAGGGTCCTTTACATTGGAGATCAGGTAACAAGTACCTCAACAAGATAAAATTACATAATCCTCGATAATTCACTTATATAAGGATTTTTAACATCGGTTGATTCGGTTGTCAATTCTTGTTTGACTTCGTTTTTGATTTCAGATTTTGAAATTGCATCTTCTTTAAGAATATCTAATGCTTCATTTTCTTTCTTATCAAACATTTTAACAGTGTATTTAAAATTTTCTTGAATGAAGTCTATATCTTTACCTTTGAATGTTTTGGTAATAAAATTAGTCTTCTTTTTATCGAAGTTTTTTGTCTTTTCAGATAAGAAAATTGTTTTCTTAAGCTCAGCGACTTCTTCTGCAAGGGTATTACGCTGCTGAGAAGTAATTTTCAACTGCTCATTAGACTCATCTAACTGTTTCTTACCATCAACAACACCTTCTCTGATAGTTTCATTTGCAAGAGCAAGATCAACACCTAAAGTCTTACGAAAACCTTCTAAAAGACTATATGCCTTTTTATTCGCAACAGCTTCTTGAATAGATGATGTTGGGATAGCTTCATCGATGTAAGAATCTAAATAATCTGATACACTTCCAACAACTGTATCTCTAAGCTTTACTGCTTCAGTATTGAGCTCTAAATGATACTTCTTAATAACCCGTTTTAGTTTATTAGTTCTGTCGGTATCAAGTGATTCAACTACTCTTTCAAGCTTACGACAATGATCTTTATCAATCGCCTCAAGTAATGCCTCTAGTTTAGTTGCATACTTCTCGTCTTGTTCATTAAGAGCAGCAGTGACTGCGATCTTTGAACGTTCGTCTACCTTCACGTCTACCTGCTCATTGAAAACCTGTTCAATTGCTTGGAGGGTCTCCTCAGTAAGAACGTCCTTGGCAGCCTCTTTAAGTGTTTCTGTTATTTTGCTCATCGTTAAAATAAATCTTTCTTATATGCTTTTTTGATCCTTTCTTGGATCTTAAATTGAATGGCTGTTTTTAAATCGGAATTAGCTTTATTATAATCTTTACTACTAAGATTACTAATAAACGACTTAATAGATTCTTTTAAGTTTTTGTCCATCATAATTATTTATTGATTATTTAAAGTTTTTTATGAAACTAATTATTTGTTCTTGAAGATAGCTATTCAAATCCTTTCTTGGAAGATTTTTAATACTATTTTCAAATTTATTGTATATTTCTTCATAATTACCATCACTTGCGAGGACCCATTGCTTAGATTCTAGAATACCATTAACGAAGGCTTTCGGGAAGGACGGATCTGCGACACAATCAATAGCTACTAGTTTCATATTTTTTACTAACGAAATTCCATCAGGGTTTTCTGCTACTTCCCCTAAGGCTCTACTTGAAACCCCAACTTTAACTCCATCCATAACTAAGCTCCTTACGATTTGACCGCAAGGTGTACTCAAAACTTTAGATTTACCGTAAAAAACATTATCCTTTTGAGATAATTCTGTTACGACGTGGCAAGCTCGTTCAAGATCAACTTCAGCTGTAGTGGGATGATTTAATTCCCCCATCGCTCGATTTTCGTTGATCATTTCTTCAGAGTAACGATCAACTTCTTTAGCCATTTCTTCTAAGTTGTAGATTCTATTATTGCGATTTTTCTCAGACGCCATCATAAATGGCCCCTGAATATAAAGCTTCGAAGGCTCTTTCGCATTCTTTTCTTCAACTATGTATTCGAAATCACTAAGATCCGGTTTTTCTACTAAAAGTTTAAATGCCATTACGTTATTAAATATTTATACTTATTAACTACTTTTTCTCAGGAAATAATTCCCTCTCTGTGATTATTATAAATTTATAACCATTCTTATCAGCCCATTCTTTAGCAGATTCCCACTTAACTTTATTAACTTCAAATGTAACTTGCTCATGAACTAATGTTTCTCTTTTTTTTCTTCTTGAAAATACAGGTGGTATTGTTTGTTTGAAAGGTTTAATTTCTACTAGATACTTAACATTCTTACTACCTTCTTTTAGTATTAACACATTATCTACAAAATATCTATGTACTCTATTATCAACAGGGGATATATACGGTACAACAACAGCTTCTGAAGCCCATTCTAACACGTTTTGATTACGATCACACCACTGAAAAAAATGGAGTTCCCAGGAACTCCTATATTCTGGGTGTTTAACCCCCACATATTTATTTTTATTTTTCGGTCTATACAAACCTCTTTTAAAATCACCCTTTTTATGCATCATCCAATAAAAAATTGTGGAGGAGCTGCGTCACCAAACCCAGGTGTACCAGTAAGAAGCATTTGTTCGAGTTCTTTTTTCTCACCTAAACCTTCTTGTAATAAAGAAGTATCTAAAGTACCACCACCAAATAGTTGGGTATTAGTAAATTTACCTCTAATACGACCAATTGTAATTTTTGTTAGAGCGAGGGCGTATTGAAATACCCATGGTTCCACGATTACATCCCTCACCGACTTTTCAACATAAGCTCCAAACACTCCGTAGAATTGCTCTCCGACTTTTGGTTCAGGGTATAAATTAATATGCTGAGTTCTCTCGTTAAATTTAAAAGATCTTTGTATCGCTAACATTTTAGATCTAGTTTCTAGCCATTGTTTTAATATATACCAACTAATTAAATCAAAACCATAATTACCCATCGCATAACTAAAATATGTTTGCTGTGCTAAAGACTGCTCGATTGTAAAGAGATTTTGTACACTAGTGTTACTAGATTCATCAAAACTATAAACATCTATAACTTTACGATATTGTTTCGTTAAATCATCAAAATTAGCGATAATTGGAGATGTAGTTGTAATATTCTGGGTTGTGGTGTCTGTAATAGTGGTTGCATTCCTATTTGCATTTACTGTACCTGTTTTATTTGTTTTAGGTATAACACCAATAGTAACAACATTACCTGCAATATTAGTACTCAAGTCAAAAATTTCAGTACTTGTTGTAAATACAGTACCATATTCTGTACTTGTTACAGAAGCTTCAACTTCTCCTGACACAGCAACCGATAGGAGCTTAGTAACTTGTGTGTTAGTATCAGATAATACCATTGTGAAAGTATACTCTGATGGATCAATAATTACATCACCACAATTAAAATTAAACAACGGTATAAATATATCTTCTTTGGATTCAGTAAAAGTATATGAAGTTAACGTAGCGACAGTGTCAGTTGTAACTGCTGTTGATTGTATTTTAGTATTATATGTTGCTGTTAGTTCAGGAGTTTTAGTTAGCAGATTCTCGACATTAAGACCTTTACCTCTAGTATATAAGTTACTATCAAAGACTAAAAATTCTTCTGTATAACCAGCAAATTTAGTAAACATTTCAACAGCGCGTGCTATATTAGTATACAATTGCTGCCCGTGAATCTCTAAGTTGATCAAAGGATATCCAAGATCATAGCATACTCTATCAGCTAGTTGCTGATATGATGTCACTTTATTCGCAAGGTTAGTAGAATATAGAATACTACCAGCGCTTAATAAACTATCAGACCATGTTGTTGTTGCCATTATAATTATTTAGGCTTCTGGAGGCGGCTCCGGCGCTGGAGTTGCTGAAGCTTCTCCTTCTCCGCCTCCTTCTTCATCTCCTCCAGGAGCTGGACCGAAATCTGGCGGTACATCATCCCCTTGATCAACCCCTGCGCTAGGTTCTCCACCCCCGGCTCCAGCGTTCCAATCATTACCACCTTCTTGAATCTTTCCTATCTCATGCTGTAGAGATGCATCTTTACGTAACCACTCTCTATTAGATTTAATTTGTTCATCTGTCCATCCCAAAAAGATTTTTTGTGCATATCCTTTAGATATAGACTCGTTTTGAGTTATACTATTAAAGTTATTGAGTTTAAGATCCAAAATTTGTTGTCTGCGTAATTCGTAATAGTTACGAGGGGGTGTAAATGCTAAATCAAAACAATTTTCTCTTAAATCAAAATTTTTCCATAACTTTTTAAGCTTTAAGTGAGTAATAAACGATTCTTTTAACCCTTGGGCAAATCGCATTTGTAATCTAATAATAAAATTCGCAAATTTTAGCTCTTCTCGTAAAACAGTAGCGTCAGCTTGATATGTACTCTCTATATCTGCTCTGTTAGTTGGTACTTTAAGAGCCTTATATAGCTTTTTGACAAAGTATACTAAATCTTGTAGTTCTCCTAAATTCTGACCACCAGGTAAAGTTGTAACATTTGTACCATCGCTACCTTCTCTTTTAGGAAACCAAAACGCATCAAGTATAGATTGAGGATTGAAGGAATTAACTCGCTGACCCTCATCTAAATTAAAGGACTTTTTAGACCAATAATTTTGCATTAACTTACGCATATATGATTCTGCCTTTGGGGAACTCATATTACCTACGTCGACATTGAATACAAGTCTTTCAGGAGCTCTGACTAAGCGATAAATGATAATAGAGTCTTCTATGAGGGTTAATTGACGGTAAGCACGTCGTGCATTTTCAATAAATGGTACCCTAAAAGACTTATCTTCGTTCCATGTACCGGAATTAATGTATGTAATTTGATTTCTATCTAATGGAATGAAATCTTTATCTTTAATTATTGCAGTCGGAGCTTCTTTTTCATCTTTATGATGCTTCATTTTACGAAGTAAAAAAGCTTTGATTGCCATATTCTGAAAATTATCATAAACTGGGTCAATTAAGTGAGTAGGTACATTTAGAACACCTAATATACCACTTTCAGGATGGTCTTTATGTATAATATTCTCGAAATATAATTCACCATCTATAAGTAAATAACGAAGGTATTCCCAACCCTTTTCTTTGAGTTCAAAAATATTAATAAAGTTTTTAAATTCTTCTTGTAACTGTTTTGATACTAATGGGTCAAAATCTGCTATATCTTTTAAATGTAATTCAATAATATTACCCATATCATTTTCACAAAGAAAATCATCACAAATTTCATCTAATGCATCAGATACTTCGGCAAAAGCTGCCATTACTCTATAATCTCTCAGTCGCCGACCTTTATCAACGTCAAGATTAGCATACATTAGCTGGTTATATGCGCGATCTGCCAGGAAACTACCTATTGGCTGGTCTGATTCAGGTACTTTAGGAGTTACAATGGAGTGTTTTGATAATAAATCTTGCCGCAGCGTTCCAGCTTTGTAAAATTCTCCAAATTTCGGGTTTTGTTGTTGTACGTCATCGATAATCGCAGCGGGTGACCTATAAGGTAGCGCGTTTGAGATGAACTGCTGCAAATTTCTTCCAAATGTTGATTTCTTACCTGTATCCATGTTGTTATTTTACTACTATACCACTAGTTAGTGCTACATCACTCGAAAAAATACCATATCCTGCAGGGTTAATTGCAATAATATTTACTGTACCTGTTGCTGTCACTGTAGGGAACGTAATAGTGAGTGTATTATCATTATTTATTGTGTATGTTGTAATAGGAAACCCACTGACTTCTGGATAATTAGATAATATAGAAGTCGATGGAGTACTATTTGTGCTAATACTAGTTAAAACATTATAAAAGTTATAACTAGAAAGAGTGTATGCTGCATCAAATATATTTGTATTATTAGTCGCGCTTAAGAATATGTCTGTTAAGGTAGTGAAATTATAACCGTAAAATGTTTTTGAAGCTGAAAAATTAATAGAAAGTGTGGTTCTAAAGTCATCAGTGAACTGAGGACGACCGGATAATGTTTGCTGATCGTAGTTTCCACTAAAACTAGTAACATCGGTTAAATTAGAATTATATAATATAAACTTACTCATACTCAAACCCACTAATCGGAACAAATGTTTGATCGATTGTAAAAATATTTTTTACGTTATTATCAGTATTCTTTTTAAACAACCATCCTTTGATAGTAAAAGATGTAGCTGCTGATACCCTATACGGCATTGTACTTGAAACTTCCTTAGGATAATCAAGGGATATATCACCTGACCACATAACCTCAGATCTAATCTCTAAATCACTCACAAGATTCTGAGAAGATGGAACTTTCCAGCTTATAATAATATAAGGATTGTTATATGGAATAAAATTACTCAGTATTTGATCCATATCAGTTTGATATCTAGTTAAAATCGAAACTGATAAACTAATATTAACTGGTACTGGAGCTTTAATATGTTTTGAAACTTTATCTTCCCCTACATT